TTGGCGTTCTTCAGCCATTTGCTTTTGTGCGTTTTCGTAAAACTGCTTGGCGTCTTGCTGGAGGAATTTCAAATCTTCCTCGGCGGCCCGTGCCTGTTCCCGAAACGTCGCAAAATCATCTGGTGACATCTGCCGAGACGCAACAAGCATATCAACTTCTTGATAAGGCTTCATGCGCGCCTCTGCGCGTTCCAATAGTTGGCGATAGGAGTGGTCAGCATTGGCAAGGGCTGCTTCCGCAGCTTTGCGCCTTTCTGCCACTTCTTGAGACTTTTTAATTAGAGATGCTTCCTGACCGTAAAGCCGCTTTAAATCTTTCAAGGATGCCTGTTTGGTTTCCCCATCCGCCACCAACTCAACGATGTGATCATCATCAAGCTCAATAACATCAGGTTCCTCCTCTTCCTCAGGGTCCTCGCCGTCTTCAAGCGTGTCCTCTTGGTCTTCTTCATCTTCCTCGGTAGGCTCCTCAGTCTCTTCGGAAACCTCTTCGGTTAGCTCCTCTTCATCCTGAGGCGTTGGCTCATCTGGAGCGACACCCCAATTCTGAAGAATAGCTTCTGATGCATCATCTACATCAGCATAAAGTGGTGCATCATCGACGTTACTCATGGTCGGCACCGCTATCTTGATTGTCCAAAATCTGATCTTTGATTTGAACTTGTTGGTTTAGCAAAGCGTTGATGTCATTCATCGCACGCATAAGGTAATAAGCGGACTCGCGTTCATCCGTTTGAGAGGGCTTGCTCACTGCCCAATGTTGGATCGCGCCGTTTTGAACAAGTGCAAAGGTGTCTTGCCACGCTTTACTGTTCAGTAATTCCTGTGCGGCCATGCCGCGCTCGATTTGCTCTTGGCTCTCATTGTCTTGCGTCATTTAAACGTCCTTTATGTTGGATGGTTTATCCAGTTGGTGATGCAATTGCCCTGACATCCTCTGCCGATTTGGCAATTTCTAGTTCAGCCTTATCCACCATTTCTTTGTGGACTTGCTGCTGCTCTTTGAGATCCATTCCATCTGATTGGATCGCAAAGTTCTGTTGGCTCTTGAGTTGCTCAAGTTCCAATTTCATTTGCGCCATTTGTGCGTCAAACTGCGCTTTCATTTCTGCAACCACTGTCTGACGCTCTTGCAATTCGAGCTGCTTGGCTTGTGCTTGCAGTGCCATTTCTTGCGCCGGATCCGGGGGCGGTGGCGGCACTTGATCAGGAGGCGTCAAGTAATCAGTGACATTTTTGATCCCGTTTTGTTCCATATATTGCGTCATCAATTTATGTTGATTTGGCATTTGATACATTTGTGAGAGAACCGGATCCTGGCTCATCAGCTGGTGTAACATAAGGTATTTGTCGGCTTCGCGTTGCTGTTCGCCATATCCTAGGTGCAACTCAACAGACACATCCCGCTTTGACGCCCACTCAGAGGGTTTGACCTGAACAAACTCGCCCGCAAGCTCAACAATTTTCTCATAAGGCTCGTTTTCAACACAAAGCTGATAAATCTCAGAAAACAGATCCTTCATGAATGTGTTGGCAAAATTGCGTGCAATAATTTTTTGACGCTGTTGCGACATCGTTGCGAGTTGCTCGATCATAGCAGCCGAGTTTTGTTTGCTGACCGCATCTTTATTTAAGCCCTGACTTAACCGAGAGACCCCTGTGCTTTCCTCTTTATCCTCATCAAGCATCTGAATGGTCTGAAAAATAAAGGGGTTCAAAGGGGCTTGTTGAATGGGCAAAATTGCATCTGGACGGGTGACATTCACAATGCCGCCCACACGGTTGTCAGTAAGCTCTCTGGGGTTTGTCAAACCCCCCTTTGTCACAGCATAGCGCGGGTTGTTCGTGACAACAGCGTGATCAAGAATAGAACGCGTCAACACCGTGCGCGCGTTTTGAATCGGTATGACCTTTGCTGCGTAGTTATTGCCAAAGAACGCATGCGGAATGGGCAAAGGCACAAAGGCAACAAACGGTCTGCGATTAACACGAGATTTTTCAAGCAACCGGTTTCCCGCAATGCACACCTTCCAAAGCTCGGCAATACCCGTGCCCTCAATGTCCATCTTAACATAGGCCTCATAGACCGTAATGAGACGCGTTTGCTCTTGCATCTCATCCCCCTCAATGTGGGTGTCTCCGATGCCTTGATGGCGCACATGTTTTTCGTGCTCGTTATAATCGTTCTCGTCTGTCCCAAGTTTGCTCAGAATTTTCTCATCATATCCCATCATGCGCAGATCACTTAGGGACAGTTGCGTTTTATGAGCACAGAAAGTCACATCTAAGGACTTGGCTTGCGGTTCAATCAGAAACTCTTCCGGCGCTATGTTTTCCAGGCACACTTGCGAGGTGTCCTTGTAAACACGCAAGTCACCGCTAAAGAGACCAAGCTCATCTTGCTCAACCTCTTCAATCTCAACGCTATCCTCAACCAGCAAACTGTCCAGCTCATCCTCAGTGAGATCTTGAACAGGCTCCAGATAGCTTTCTTGTATGTTTTTCCAGAACACTTTGACAAGCCCCGCCCGCGCGGTCAGCCCG